ACCGACTGACATTCATGGTGTTTTAACATTGTAAAGAGGTGCGCCGTTGTTTAAAGTCATTGCGGACTGTGCGACAAGATAGGCAAGCAAAACGATTGATTCAATGGAAAAACCACGCAGTGGTTTCACCAAGGTCCATGCTTCTGTCAGGTTCCTCAATGGATGATTCCTGTGAGAGTCGAGGGAACTCTTCAGGGATGAATCCGATGTCTGCCCATTGTGAGAACATTTTCTCCATGGCCAATTGCTGTGAGATGGAAATGCCGCTAGTCAATGACACGGCTACACGCAAATTTTCGTTAACATTTTGAGGTACAAATGTTGTAACGACTTGGTCATGGGTCAAGTAACGCTCACGGCTCGCAGCCAGAAGAGCAGTAGAATTGACAGAAATGTCTCGAGTGATATGAATGATAGCTCTACACAAAGGACCAATGATGGGTGTAAATGCATCGGTGTAGTGATAGCTTAATGCCTTAGCACGGAGAAGCATACGCAAATCTCCGTGAGAAGTGGTGGTGTTAAATTTGGATAAAGTTCGAGAAATATCCGCATAAGTGTGGAACCCACCAGCATCTGAAAATTTTCTGCCACAGAATGAAATTTTTGTGATGTCTCGGCTGACAACCATTTTAACCTTGAACCCACACTGGTTTAAAAGGTCTAAATTGGTCACAACAGTGTCTTCAAATCCGTCTGAGACACAAATAATGCCGTCGTCACCTTCATGAACCGAAGTCCACGTTCCAGGGGGCAGAGTGTAAAGGCATAGCCACGTATTGAACTTATTAACTAGCCCGTTTCCAATTGAAGTGTGTGCGTCCCCAGAACACCTAGTACCGCGAATGCGATATGAATGACCAGAACGGGATCGACCAACAATTTTTGTGGAACGGGAAAGAAAATCCAAGAATAATCTAGACTCATGATGGAATTGCTCTTGCAATAAGGATGAGAACATTCGATTTTGTACTTCTTGGAGCCAATACTCTGAGAGTGTCATATCAAACCTACTATAATCAGTTTCAACATAAACGCTATATGATGGTAATACTCGACGCAACATCGCATCTCTTTGTGACAAATTCATACCTTTAACCAAGAACGGTGCTTGCTTAAGAGATTTTTCAATGGCTGAAATCCAAGGCCCGACTGTGGCAAGGATTTCGTCAGATCGCGGTGATATGTTGCGTGGGTCTGTCATGGAAACTGAAGTCTCATTTTTAATGAAACATTTGATGATCAAATCTTTGTCATCAATAGTAGATTGTTCAGCGAGTCGCGCGCGAGCCTCTGTAAGTTGTTTTTGTCGCCAAGCTGGATAGCGACGAACCCAAATGTTGAATGGAATGGGTGACAGTTGGTCTTTAGACAACAGAGGCAAAAGTTGATCTTTGGTGAACTCATCCACGGTCTCTGGAAGAGACCTGGAATTTAAAACCCTTACGTTTAATGGAATCTTGCACGAAATGCAAGGCTGACTCTTGGTTGTCTCGAAACTTTCGACCGGTGTTTCGCAATTGTTGCAGGAACTGTTTGAGTTCACTGTTTCTCGCCCGCATGGTGACGGTAACGTCATCCGACTCGAATTGTAGGAGTTCATGGAAGTGCGTATAGGTGAGACATTGCATAAAGCCGGCGGAAAGCGGGAGCAAGGGAGGTCGTTCTTGTGCTTGATCAGGTACAGGACTTCGAGACCTGGATCGTTTGGCATCTCTTCCACGACTTCCACATCGTATTCTAGCCCCCCCTCGTCCACAGATTCTTCTAAGATCGACAGTTGCTTCTCCAAAGTCAATAGATAATTCGGCAGCGCATGACAATACATCACGCGACTCTGGTCCTGACTCATCATCGTCTTCTGAGTAATCACTGGATGTGGAATCGGGGTGAGGTTCAAGACTCTCAGCTCCATCGACGCTATCACATTGGAGTTCGTCCGCGCAGGGACCGGTGCTGGCGTCGTCAACAACGGCGGGAATAACATCCTGGCAGACTTCCGGAAAGGGCTGTTCCGCATTACGGGGCCCAACCTCATCGACAACAACATTAATTGGTGCGACATTGACAGAATAAGTGGGTACATAAACAGGACGGAAGTCCCACGGTACGTAACCAAGTTTTGTGCCATCGTCGAACCAAAAATATTTGAATGGGTTAATGCGAGAAACCCAACTACGATAGTACCAAATGCGAATCCAGGAATAATTCATAGGATTGTCAATCATTGATGATTGATAGGTGGAAGCAGACACTGCTAATTCATCAGATATTCTGATGGAAAGCAGGGCCCAATAATGAATGGCACATCGTGTCAATCCGGAAGAGTCAACGGCCGACCTGACATAGTTTATAGAAACATTGTACATGGTGGAAGGGTCGGACCGAGGCATAAGACAAGTTCTAGTGGCAACATTATGAATGAGTGCCTTAGGGATAACTTGAATAGTGGTCTCACCAGACCGAAGTGTGTAACTGTTGTCTCCCTCAAAGATTGTGTTACTGTCAAAACGGTAATGTTTCTTTAAGACAGAGTCGGCATGTCCAATGACAAATTCGGGCAGAAAACGCACCAATTTTAACCCATCAATTCGACTCACTGTTTCATAACGGAGTGAGCCGAATCGTTGTCGAATATGTCCATGATTTTTAAGGGCATAATGGGGAACTGTGATGGTGGAATTGTCAGGACAACAAATGGAGTCATATTGGTGATCAGAAGTCAACGAATAGCCTCCACTGCCAGGGGTCTTCATAAAGGATGAACAGTTAGAATCAAACATAAGGGCGTAACTTTCGACACAAATTTGATCCAAGATGGTAGATAAAGGATAGGCATATTGTGTGAGATCGAAGTAGTTTGGAAGCTCCTTACGACAATAAGATTCTGGGGTGAGACATGCGGATGTGTTCGGTGATTGAATGTCAGTATCTCGACTGACTCCGCAATGGTGGTAATTGGCTAACCCAGCTCCCTGGAAGTCACGTGGTGCCCCAACCAGGTGACAATCTTGTTTGATGGACGATGCTGTTAATTTGCGTCGATCTTCAAGGGAAAAATACTCGCGTTTTTCACGTTCTTCATTATCTTTTGTGCCAGGTACGGTCACTCGGATTTGGAACGGGGCGAGAATGGGTTTTAAAGGTGAAAATCGAGGGGGCTTAGCCCAACGACGAATTCTTCGCACAGGGGTTTTCCACGCACAATAAATCACGACTACTGGTCCACCAAGTAGAAGTGTAGCATAAGTAACGTTAAACACAAACCAGCAAAGAAATGTGAACGTATAGCTAATACCACCAAGCGCGAAAAACAACGTGCCACATTCAACGAGAATGGTATAAAATCCCAAGAGAAACTTCGGGAAAATCCAAGCGCCTAGCCAAAAGGCGCCGAATGTGGCATGCCAAACAAAGCCCATTGTGCGGACTAATAAAAGATCACCAAACTCAGGCTCATCGGTGTTGGTCCAAGCCTGGGCATAAAAATCGGCAGATGAAATGGTGATCTTGACGATAATCATCCAAAACGAAACGACAGGAAGGAATTCCATGTATAAATGACAAAAGAATTCAACGAACAGAGCCAGAATGTTATACCCATCATCAAAGTAAGTGCACACACGAGTGAACAAATTACTTAAGACGGGCAACCACAAAATGGACATGGTCTGAACGTATAAAACCCAAACATAAGCGATCTCAAATTTTATAGGTCGCCATTTGCTGTAACAGTACATTTCATGTACCTTGGTCGTGGGGTTTCCTTCTTCGTCGTATAAGGAATCGAAACATTTTGCGTTGCCTAAATATTTCTGAAGCAACTGTTCGAACCACTCGTATTGTCGGAGATACTCGACCGTCATTATAGGGCGCGGAGACCCATACTTGGCAGGGTTTACAACTGAAATCGCAAGACACACAAAAAATCCGCCTATGACAGTAACCCATAATGGAGTAAACCGAAACGGAAACCGCCAACCTGGGGGAGGACGGAATTGTGTACAACTAACACCGTTAAATATGCGATCATGCCAAACGGAATTGGAAAGAAATTCTCGAAACGTATCGAAAAATATCTTGACGTACCAAACGCAGATAAAGATCCATGTCCACCAGGACGCAAACTTCATAAACATTTCCAATTGGTCATCAGTATACTGGTATGGCTGATATTTAAAAGGTGCGGGCGCACCAAAATCGCCACTGAGTTTTGCCGAAGTATTCGGTAGGATGCAACAAAATGCAAACAGGGTGGTGAGGGCAAAGGACCGTTTTTGTCGGCCACCTGTATGAACAGGATTTACTTGCGAACTGGCAGTTTGATTCTCAGAAGCACACTCGCAAAACAGATCAATAGCCACATCATAGGGCAACATGCCTTTTGGGGCACGACACCACATGACGAAGCAATGAGAACAAATACAAGCTCGTTTCTTGTTTGTCTCGATAACCTCTAGTGCAGGCCGATCACAACAAATCGGAATGGACAATGTACACTTCAAACAACACTGGGTGCCATCAAACCACTCAACTCGTCGCGGACGAAGTGGGCGTACAAACACAGTGGTGCCAATGGAATCGTGATTATCCCAGACGGTGGAATTGTCTGGGGCACCCCAAGGATGTTCAATGGTGATGGGGTGTGAAACACGAGGGGAACAAATGGGTTGGTTACTCTCGGAATTTGCGCGTCGAGACTCACCGAACTCAGTGTTCGAAACTTCGCCGGAACTTGCTTCCGTATGTGCAACTGCAGGATTGCTCGAGCAGGCATCACTAAAACGCGGGGAATAATTTGTAGACATTGTGGGGCTGATTCAACTGTTGAACCTGGCTCCAAAACTTAGAAAACGCTGTCCCTGCTAAGCGACAAACACCCCCGGGACTGGGTGTTTGAGTACGACTGCCTGGATTACTCCAAACAGAAGGCACACCGGAT